GCTTCAGCCCTTCGTGCTGCCTGCGCCAGCAGGAGCACATCGACAAACTTCTCATCGCAATCGAACTCCTCGTCGGCCACGACAGTCCTGCCTCCGTAGTACATTTCTTTGTTCGCGATGAGCTTCATGGAAACCTCGGGAAAAAGGAGCCCGGTCGCCCAGGCTCCTCGTAGTTGGGGTTACTCGCCCCAGTTGACGGAGTTCAGCCACGACACCGACGTCGAACGGGCCTTCGTCCAGTTAACGAACCGCTCGGCCTTGATGCCCAGCATGTTGTGCTGCCAGAGGCTGACCAGAACGGTAGACGCAGTGACCGGATTGGTCGGAGCGTCGTCCATCTGCAGAGACGCCTCGCGGCTCACGTCGATCGACACCTGACCGTCGTCCGCCAGCAGGATCTCCGGCGCATTCGCCAGAATCACGACCTTGCCGTTGGCCGATGTGTTCAGCAGGCCGTTGGACTGAGAAGTCACAACCGGCAGGCCGAAGAACGTGCCGCCCTCCGCGGAAATTCCCGGAAACGACATCTGACCCAGCGAGTTCACCATGGTGGACAAGCGCATCGCCACGACCGTGGGCATGATCCACACGCCGCCGACGACACCCTTGTTGTTGGTGATCCACTCGCCGAACAGTGTGTTGACGTCCGTTCGGACGTTCGCCTCGGTGGTACCGCCGCTGCCCGCCGCCGTCACGCCATTGGTGATGGAAGCTGGCTTCACGTTGGCTGAGCCCGCGTTGTCCGGATCGACGAAGTCCGAATCCATGACTTCCACCACAGCCTTGGCGAGATCGCCGCGGATGATGGCCTCGGCCGACGGGCTGGAGAAGCGCGCCAGTTCTTCCGTGATGGCAGTGATGACCGCCAGTTTGGTGTGGCCCAGCGTGATTGCATCGAATGCCTGACGGCTGAGCGGCTTCGGAGCGCCCTCACCCACCCATTGCGCTGTGGATCCAGCGGTCTGTCGAGCCATGCGGATGTCGAACGGAACACGGCGCAGGTTCGGGATACGACCGATGATCGTCTGCGGGCGCAGAAAATCGATGAAGTCGTTCACCATGTTGGTGTAGTACACCAGCGGTGAAGCGAAGTCGGTGTCAGTCGTGGTACCAACGTCAACCGCCGTCTTGACGATCTGCTCGGCGGACATGCGCGTGCGCAGTTCCAGAGCCTTGTGCAGGTTCGCATCGTCCTTGAAGCGCCCCTTTGCAAAGCTCAGAGCGTCAGAAATGCTGCCCTTGCCGGCGGCCAAACAGCCGACGTATCGGGCGAAGTCGAGACCCTTGTCGCGCTTCTTGTCGAGCTGCACGATATGGGGAGTGCCGCGACCTTGTCCGGCTTCATTCTCCTTCGTGCCATCGGTAGTGACGCGCGTTGCGGTCTTGACCTGCAAGCTTTCCAGCTTGCGCAAGCGAACCAGGTCCTTGTCTACCGATTCGATATCGGCAGTCAGGTCATCGGCTTCGGTGCCTTCTTCCTCGTCGAGGCCACGCTCCTCGTCGATGGACTTCTGAGTAACGTCATTCAGGCGCGCTAGCTTTGCCGCACGGGTGTTCTCCAGATCCTTGATCTGGTCTTGCAGAGTCTTCTTCACGGTCATTTCCTCGGGATGAGTTTCACGGGTCCGCGTTTGCGGACAGTGGTTTCCCGAGACGCCGGGGCAGATTTGATCAAGGCGACGCCACCACGCTGCTCACGGCCTGACGCGGCCAGCAGTGCGTGGTCAATCGACTTGATTGTTTGCATCGATGCGTCGCCGTTTGCGGCGATCGTGACTCCGCTCAGTTCGAGCCAGAGCCACTTAAGAAATCTCACGCCATACGTTCCCTCAATGCGTGCCGCCTCAATCGATTGAAATCCGATTGAAAGGCCGCGCACGAGACCGCTCTTGATATCGGCCCAAGCCTCATTGAGGCGAGCAGACCATGCCGGTGGCGCATCTGCATCCGGCGTGATCAGCTTTACGGTCACCTCGATGCCTTCCTTCGTCACTTTCGCTTTGGTGACGTGGCCGATCGGCTTGCTCGCGTCGTGCTGCCAAAGGAACGGGATCGGCAACTGGAACTCTGCGCCCTTCGGCTCGACGATATCGCCCATGCGATCGACGGTCGGAGTAGTCGCGATACCAGTGATCTCGCGTTTATCTTCGTCAAATGCTTTGATCTCAAGCAGGCTGTGCGCTCGCTTAAGCATTAGCGGTCTCCAGAAATGAAAAACCCGCCACGCGGGCGGGTTCGGTTTGTGTTTACGGATGCGCCGCTAATCCACCGGCGGTGGGATCAGCGTGAATGTCCCTTTCTCGCCCATTAGGTCGAGGTCAGGGCGCGCAATGCTTCGCTCGTCAGCACAGAGCCAACCTGACTGATCTTCGTCAACATAGACGACACGCAAGGCTGGAGCGTTTCCGTAAGTCGCTCGATCGACCAGCGGGCCGCGATACCAGTAATAGCCAGGCTCCATCGAATACTCCACACGTTACCGTATGGGAAGTTTCCAGAATCCGACGCTGATTGTCCACGTAGGGCGGATGGCCTCTATATCAGACGAAGATCATCTGATATTTCTTCTCGGGCTCCCGCGTACCGAGTGCGCGGCCCATGCTCATGATGAGACCGATAACACCGTCGATTTTACATCGCGGGTCGTTGTCGTTTTCCTTGCGCGGATAGATGTTTTCCTTCGCGTCGATCTTCGCCGCGACGTTGCCCATCATCCACGTCATGACCGGATTGCCGTCGTGCCAGAGCCGACGGCTGATGACTCGCGCCTCCACTTCCTTCATCGGTTCGCTCATATTGCGCACCGTCTGATTGAAGTTGACCACCTTGTCCTTCAGGCTCGTGCTCTGCAGGCGGTTCATCAGGTCGTTCGCCTGCCAGTCATCGAAGCCGGCATCCTGCAAGCTCACGATCGCCGCGAACTTCTTGATGTCTTCCTCGATGAATGCGATGTCGGTCTGCGCGCCCGGCGTCACGATCAGGTCGCCGCTCGTCGCAAACTGGCGGTACTTGTCGTTCTCTTCGAGCGCTGCCTCGGGAACGTAGAACCGCGGGATTACAAACGACTCCTGGCCGCGCTCGAACAGCATCACCAGCGCTGCGACGTCTAGCTTGCTGGCAAGGTCAACGCCCATCCAGCACGGCACGCCGCGGAAGTCTTCAATCTTCATCTCTCGCTTCTGTCGTTGCCAGGCGAGCATGTTCATCCAGACGGTGCGCGCGCCGACCCACTCGTTCAGATGTTTGGTCCGGAACGCGTTCTGCTTGGTCGCCGAGCGCTTCGCCTGCGCGAGCTGCGCCAGCAGGAAGTCTTCGAAGACCGATATGCCGTAATTCGGGTTCGCCTTCTTCAGACTCGCCGGGTCGTCCCACGAGTCGGACTCGTCAAGCCCAAACACTATGCCGAAGATGGTCTCGTCTTCGACCTGCCGCTCGAGGATCCGAATGATGTCCCGTCGCTTCTCGTAGCACGGCCCGCCGAGGTTGCTGCCGGCCGTCGTGATGATCGACAGCAACGGCTGCTCGCGGGCACCCATGCCGGTCTGCATGGTGTCCACCATGTCGTCGGTATCGTGCTCGTGATACTCGTCGATCAACGCCGCATGCGGACTCGATCCATCGCCCGGCTTGCCGATGATAGGCTCGAACTTCGACATGTCCTCCGTGACATACATCGGTCCCGGATTCTTCGGGTTGCCAGACTGCTCGATGCCGTAGCGTGACTTCAGCCCGCCAGACTTCTGCACCATCTGGAACGCAGGACGGTACACCTCGTGCGCCTGCTTCTCAGTCGTGGCGCCCGAGTACACCTCCGCGCCAGCCTCGCCATCAGCGCAGAACAGATAGATGCCACGCGCTGCCAAACGCGCTGACTTTCCGTTCTTTCGAGGGATCTCCTCATAAGACTCGCGAAATCGGCGCAGACCACTCTTGACATGCACCCAACCAAACAGGTTGCACTCAATGAAGCACTGCCAAGCCTCGAAGACCAGGCGCTCATTCTTTGCCGCCCACCGCCCCTTCGTGTGCGGCATCAGCTGCATGAACCGAACGGCGCGATCGGCCTTCTCATCGTCGTACCGATACGACCAGTCCGTGCGCGCCAGATCACGGAGAAACCGATCACAGGCCAACTTCGCCAGCCTGCCAACAACAATCCGCCCGGAAGTTACCTCGGTCGCATACTGTCTCGCGAGCGCACTCGGCGAATCAGAAGGCGTTGAACGGGTTTTCTTCCTTCGGCTTTTCGGTTCCAAGTTTTTGCCTGTCGGCCGGCGTCATCCCGAGACGGGCTAGCATCCCGATCAGGTGCGTGTACTTGCCGACTGCGAACTCGGGGGGATTCTTCCGGTACTCGGCAAGCAGATTGGACAATGTTTCCAGCGCGACTCGGTCAGCGCCCCTAAGCACCCCAGTCGGCGCCAACGATTCGAGCTCGAACCAGCACGCCTTCGCCTCGTCAGTCAAATGGGCCGGCGCAGTTCCGATCGGCTGCTCGACGACCGGCGGCTGTTTCCTGTAGCGCTCAGGATGCTTGCGAGTCGCACCTTTCAGTTCAGCCAGTTCACGCGGCTGTGCGTGGCGTGACATCGTCAAGGATTCCTAAAAGCTCGATTCTGGAGAGATGCGAAAACAGA